TCTCTAAGAACTTTATTTGTTAGTGTTAGATAAGTTGTTGCCATGCTGTAATAAATTTAAAATTTTGTCTAGTTTTTGTTCTTGATCATCAAGTCTTTTTTCTAGTTTAATAACCCTCATAGTATTATCAGCTGGACCTAATCTTATAATTCTCTGTCCTGTACTAGCTCTAGTTTTTTTTGTTAAATCGTAAGTAGTCATGAATCTCCTGAATATTATAAGGGGTAATATGATAAGGGGGACATGTAGCCCCCCTTAAAATTATACAGATTATGATACGTCTGTATCGTGTTGTGCGTCTGTATTTCTATCAGTTTCGTCAATACCTGCGACATCACATAATACAGCGAATACTCTGATCTTACCTGCAGATGAAGCTGCATCTAAGATTTTAATATCCAAAGTATCTGCACTTGCGACTATAGTTCTAGCTGTAGCCGTTGGCGCAGAAAAGCCTGTAGCATTAGTGTCACCATCAGCGTATCTGTCAATGTCTCCACCTGTGATACCTAAGTCCATAGTAACTGAAGAAGATAGTGCTGTGACTACCTCAATTCCAGCTTCCATGATTAAAGTTTCAGCAGGTATATCTAGACACTGGATTACATCATTTTGTGCTGCTCCAGCATCACCATTGATTGCTGATATGTCAATTGTATTTTCAACCATATAAGGTGTTCTACCATTAGCAGGATGCCCAGTAGTTCCACCAGCACCTGTTACATTATAAGTTGCCATAGTTCTCTATTATCCTCCTAATTAACCTATTGATATTACGCCTCTTTGGACTGCTTCACTTCTAAGGATTTTTCTTCCAAAAACGTGTAGTCCTCTGACAACGTCTGCGAATGAATCAGGGTCTCTGATTAATTCTGTTTTTGCTATATGATTTACAGTTGCAACTCCTGACATATGTCCATATAAGAACACATGCTCATTTGATCCTGAAGAACCAAATGTATGATCTGCAGCTGAACCACTTGATACAGCAATTGCATTTGATTGGTACATGTTAAAACCAAATAATGGTCTGTCTGTAACTTTACCATTTCTGATTTGTGATGAACCACCATCAGCCATTACTGATTGGTCAGAAAGTTTAGCACCTGCTTTTCTTAGTTGTTCAAAGAATTCAGGTGATGAAACTAACCATCTGTTTTCTTCTGGCACATCATTTTTATCCAGGTTCTTTTTAGCAGTTGATACTAAATTAGCTAAAGTATCTACAGCTGCGTCACCATCGATTGGTGATGCATCAGTTCCTGTACCAGTACCATTAGTAGCATTGTCGTAAATAAACTTCAATACGTTATAGTCATAGTTTTTCTTTAATGAATATGCACCTGAAGAGGTTGCAAGAGCTTCAAAGTTTACATGAGATTGTCTTTCTTCAATATCATCAACTTTAAAAGCAAAGTATGAACCTTGATCAACTGTCATAGTTATTTGATCATCAGCTAATATTTGTGTATCAACTGTTTGACCTCTAGCATAATCTCTGACTGTGATTGTTGGCTCTTTAATGATCTTTACTGTGTCACCAAAGTTTTCGATTTCTCCAGCGTAATCAGTGTTTGTAATATCCTCAACCACTGATGCTCTTCTGAAGAACTTCTGAACTTTCTGACTAAAGATCTGTGGAGTAAAATTACCTTGTGAAAGGTTATTATATCCAGTAGCGTTTGTAAAAGCCATAATGCTTCTCCTTGTTTATTTAGTTAGATTGTTATCTTTGTTCAATCCTACCTTCTAAACGAGCAAGGTCAATTTCTTTTTCAAATTTTTCAAACTCATGAGTTTTTAATTTAGCAATCTCAGTAGTTGTCCAAATTTTTTTCTTTGGTGCTTCAGAGTCTGTAGCTTTTTTAGTTTTAGAAATTGCTTTAGCAGCTTCTTTTTTAACATCCTTCTCTTCTTTTTTAGTTAGTTTACTTAAACCATTGTCCATTTTATATAGATCAATAGCTCTTGCGGCTAACTTAGCATTAGATGTATTTTCATACAACCAACTTTGAATAGTAGGATCTTGTTTTTCAGCCCATTGATGAAAATCGTCTTTTGCACGAATATCATTAAAATCGGGATGAATTTTTAAAAGTTCTACTTCAGCTTTTTCTTTTGCAATTTGTTCTTGTTGGACCTGTAAGTTTTTAAATTTACTTTCAAGTTCTGCAGATTGAGTAGTAGCCTTATTCATTGCTATGGTTTCAACCATATCATAAACATCGGGGTACTCTTTTCTCCATGCCTCTAATTCTTCTTTTGATTTAGGGGCTACAAATTGTTGTGTGCTTGACTCTAATTGTGTACGCAAAGAATGAAGTTCTTCCTTGTGTTTATTAATAGTAGAATCATAGTGCTTTTTCAAATCGTCATAACGTTTCTTAAAAGCACGATCTTCAGCTTTCACAGGGCGTTCAGCGATAGGAGTAGCCTCTTTATCTGATTTTTCTGCAGTCTCTTCAGATGTATCGGTGTCCTTCTGTTCGGTTGCTGTTTCTGCTTTTTCTCTTTGTTCCCTTTGAAACTTACTTAATTCACCTTTAGCAAATGCTTCAGTTTCTGCATCATCTTCACCTCTATCTTTTTTATAGGGGTTAGCTTCTGGCATTTTAATTTTAGTTTCTTCAGAAACTTTTTCTTTTTCTTGTTCCATTATTTTTACCTATTAAGTTGAGTGCCTTATGGATAAGGGTAGCTCTAAACTGTTTTACTAGTTTGTGGGCTAGTCATTATACCTTGACTAGGTGGCACGGTGTTATCATCTCTTTGAATCATTTTTTTAAAATTTTCTAATGATCCAAATCTATCAACAACAATACTTTTTGGAATACTTACTGTGTTTTCATTTAATCCAAACTCAGGAAAAATATCCTGTCCAAATATTCTGTTGAATACATTTTTAAGAGATGGTGTTAAATGAATATTTAAAATTCGTTTATCATCATCTCTCAAGTTTTCTAAATTAATTTGTGGTAATCTTTCTTCAGGTAAATTTTGTTGTACAATTTTAGGTTCAGGTTTTTTAATAGCTGGCATTTTTAAAGGTTTAATAGGATCAGGTTTTCTATTCATTAAACCAGTTGTGGTAAATGCTGTTTGTTGTGTTATTGGTTGTCCTTTATAATCTATTGCCATTAAAAACTCCCCATTTCATCTGATCCACCTGGTCCTTGTGATCCTGGTGAAGGACCTTGATTTCCACCATTTCCACCACCTTGACTTGGAGGTCCACCTGCTGATATAGATCCCATATCAGCTCCACCACCAGCATTTATATTTTGTAAATCTCTAAATTGCTGTTGAATTTTTTGTTCATTTATTCTTTGTAAATAATCTGAAGGATCTTCTACACCTGTTCCAGAATCTATTCCAGCTTTTTCTAATTTATCTATAACTTGAGCTTCTGTTAAATTAGGTCTATCTTGAACACTTGTAAACTGACCAAGCCCAGTTGAATAATATGATTCATGTAGTGGATCATAATAAGGGTCTACAAAGTGAGATCCTGCATGTACCATTGCTTTATGTAAAGTTCCTATAGGAGCTAATGGACCTAATAATGCAGTAGATATATCAGTTTTAATAGGATTTAATTTTGCATCTACATAAGCATTAACTGCAGCCATTTTAATTTTTTCTTTAATTGTTGAACCACCTATAACTTTACCATCATCATCTCTAGCTGCTGCAGCTTGAAAACTTTGTTCTAAAAATTTATCTTGTTCACTTTGTTGTGGTCGATCATCGCTGTTATTATCATTTTGATAAATATATTTTTGTAAACTTTGATATACTGTTTCAGCATTTTGCTCAGTTACACTATCAAAATCAAAATCAGTTTGTACAGTTCTTATAGGTTTATATTCTCCAATATCAAATGATTTTTTTATAACTGGTGCTGATCCTTTAACAGTATTTTTTACTAATGAAGGATTACCTTTAGCATCATATGATATAGAATATTGTATTGCCACTAGTCACCTTGTTTACTGCGTTTGTTTGCTTCTTGGAGGTTGAGTATTTGGCGAAGCAAAACCAGCTTCCCCTGGCATCGGAATATTGCCGACTCCAATGTTGCCACCTCCATTTCCTGTTGGATCTGTGATTGAAGCCCCAGGAGGTACTTTTCCAACTGTCTCCATAGGGTTTTGTTCTCCAGTAGGGGTTGTATTATTTTGAGTTCCATTTACCATTCCCATTATTTGTGCATAGATAGCTGCTTTCTCTGGATCATTAATTAATTGATCTGGATCGATATCTAATGATTTTGCTATTTCTTTTAAACATGTATGCCATCTAACAAAAGGTGCTAATGCTGGATTAGCAGCTGTTTGCATAAATGTCATTAGTCTTTGTGATCTAACTTCTTTTTGCATTAATGAAGATGTGCCCCTTGCTTTTATTTCAAGATCACCTTTGATAATTGGAATGTCTGCATTAAATTGCATATTCCAATGAAACAAGTTTTCACCTAGAGGTTTTAATAAGTAATCATCTACGTTTTTAATTACAGTTTTAATACTTAATGCTGCAGCACCCATTAGCATTGACATACCTGCTGCAGTTCTAGTAGTAGATTGTACACCAGTTGTACCATGTGAATATGATGGTATACCAGTTGCTTCATCTGCTAACTGTCTAAATCTATCAAACATCATCATATTCTCTTGAGTGTTGTTTGGAAATTTAATTGCATTAATAGATGTTCCTGGTTGTCCACTTTGTCTTCTAAATATTTTACCAGGAAATATTTTCATATCTTGACCAGGTACTAATTGTGTTTCATCAACATCAAATACTAAATTACCTGATAGTGCTAAATTATCAATAGCCATTCTTGCATGACCATTCATAATTTGTTGTGAGTCTTCCATATTTTCTGGAACACCAATTCCA